CAAGAATTTATAGCTCTACTCTTAAAACTTTGGTTAGAAGGAAAAAGTGCTAAAGAAATATCAAGACATCCCGATGTAATGAAACTTTATAAAGATAAGAATAAACCTCCAACAAAAAATATAATTATAGGAATACTTTATAGAAACAAGGGTGCCTTTAAGAAAGGAACAGGTACTTTTATTAATAATTCTTTTGATACTATTCCATATAATTATGAAAAGAAATCTTTTAATAAGTTAGAGAAAGACTTAAAAGAAAAAATATTAAAGGAGAAACTTGAACGTAATAAAAAGAAATATAGAGAGCGTAAATGTCTTAAATGTAACGAGAAAAGTATCATGGAAAAGAATATTTATATGTGTGATAATTGTAAATCAAGCCATAGATATTATGGTGCTGTAGATAGTTATACTATACACTTATAATAAGGAAACATATCAATGACAGTCCCAGTATTTAGGAACAAGAGAGAGATTATTGACTATGCGTTTAATGGTAGTGATCCTTGGGTTTTAAGTTTAGTTAGACATAAGGTACAACAAAAAGATCTTACTGCAGAAGATGTTAATAAATATATTAGAGAAGAATTAAAATCTTTTCAGGACAACTATGATACTTGGTTGGATAAAGAACATGGCTAAAAGTAATCTTAAAATCTACAACCCTACTCTACACTCAATTAAAAAAAGAACCTCAATAGGAAATAGTGTTCGATCACATCCTAAAAATAAAAGTAAGAGGCGTTCATGGAAAAAGTATAGAGGTCAGGGTAATTGATCGAGTATTGTCCCCCTCTTCGAGGGACAATTCTCTCTCCTATAATTCTTAAAGGATAATCTAATGCAAATGTTTAATCATGATGAAATTGAATTTCAAGTAGATACGTTTCCTATTCCGGGCATACCTGAAAAATTTGGTAAGGTTCTTAAGCGTACTGATACAGATAAAGTTCTTTCAATAGTATCAAAAGACTACACTCCTGTTCAATATAAAGATATTGTTACAAGTATTGAAGAAGCTTTACTCCTTGCTTCACAAGATGAATCTATAAATCTTGATCTCTCTGAAACAAAATTTGATATTGAAGTTATTAATGGTGGGCAACAGTTAGAATTAAAGGCTAGATTTGAGGGACAAAAGACATATCTTGATGGTGGTGAAGGTTGGTTAGGTAAAGGACAGACCGAGTTAGTAGTACCTGAGTTTGTATTTCGTACCTCGCATAATAGAACATGGGCTAACAATGGAATGATGGGGGTATGGCGTAGTAAATGTTGGAATACTCTTGTTGCTGGTAACAAGCTTGCTTATATCTATGGCAGGCATTCAAAGAACTTTGATGTTCTTGGATTTGCAGGTAAGATTGGAACAGCTACTAAATATATTAGTGGTGATGGTATGGATCAGATAAAGAAATGGTATAACACTCCTATAAAACGTGATAGTGTTATTGAACTCTTTAAAGATACCTTAGCTAAAAAGATAGACAATGTTAAGAGAGAGAATGCAGGTAATAAACTTATGCTTTCTAATCTTATGAAAATCTTTGACCAAGAGAGCCAACATATTATGGGCAGAGGTGCTTACCAAAAGTATGGTACGAATACAGGAGGTACTTTATATAATGTTTACAACGCTGCTACTTATTGGTCTTCTCATCCTAGTCTTATGACAGGTAAGAACGGTGGTACTTTATATACGGGCGCAGAAACCAATGATGTTAAAGAAAACAAACCTAGCGTTAAGCTGCGTGAAGACAGGGTAGCAAAGATGCTCATCTCTCCAGCATGGAAGGAACTAGAAATGGCAGCGTAATTTTTTTGTTGACAGCTATATACGCTGTGTGCTAAAACTTATTAGTCATTAAATAGAAAGGAATACAATGACTCATATAACTGGACTAGCTTGGTGGGCTTCACTGAGTGCTCCTAATACCACCTTCGAGCCTTGTTGGACTATTGATGTAGCTCTTGATACTGAAAACCGTGCGAAGGTAGAGGCTGATGGACTAACAATCAAAAACAAAGGTGATGATCGTGGAGACTTCATTACCATTAAGCGTAAAGTTGAAGGTAAACATGGTGCTAACTTAGCACCTGACCTAGTTGATTCTAATCGTGAACCAATGTTTAATACTCTCATTGGTAATGAATCAAAAGTTAATGTTCTTTATCGTCCTTATGATTGGGAATATAAAGGTAAGGCAGGTCGAGGTGCCGATCTAACTAAAGTCCAAGTAGTAACATTAGTTCCATATGCTTCTGATAACTCAGAAGATTTTGAAGTAGTAGATTCTGGCTATACGTCAGATGACGACATTCCTTTTGCTTCTTAATATTATAAGGGGGAGGGCTACTAACTGTAGCTCTCCCAATTTTCTATGAAAAAAAATATTAAAACTTTAGTCGATGACATCTATAATTTATTTGGTGATGAGCCTGATATAGATAGAGAAGAATTAGATAAACATCTTGAAACTTTTTGCACAGAAGTTGGTAAGCAAATAGTAATAGCTCTCTTTGAAGATAGAAAAAGAGATAATAAACTTAGGTTATCTGCCATAGGAAAACCTAATAGACAGCTTTGGTATACTATTAATCAAAAGAATGAAGCTGCACCCCTACCTGCCTCCACAAGAATTAAATTCTTATATGGTCATATCCTTGAAGAACTCCTTCTTCTATTTACAAAAGTCTCAGGACATACTGTAGAAGATACCCAAAAAGAACTCTTGGTATCAGGTGTTAAAGGCCATCAAGACGCTATCATAGATGGTGTCTTAGTAGATTGTAAGAGTGCTTCTGGTAGAGGCTTTGAGAAATTTAAAAACAATCATGTCTATGATGATGATCCTTTTGGATATATCCCTCAGATCTCAGCGTATGCCCAAGCTAATGGCTTGGATGAAGCAGCTTTTCTTGCTATTGATAAATCAACAGGGGAGATATGTCTAACTCCCGTACATTCTTTGGAGATGATTAATGCTAAAGAAAGGGTTGACTACCTTAAAAAGATGGTTTCTAGTAACAACATACCTGATAAGTGCTATTCCGATTTACCTGATGGTAAGTCTGGCAACCGTAAGCTTGCTGTTGGTTGTGTTTATTGTGACTATAAACAATTATGTTGGAGTGACTGTAATGAGGGTAAGGGACTTCGGGTATTTAACTACGCACAAAATAAAAAATATCTTACTGAAGTAGCAAGAGAGCCAGATGTTTTAGAGATAAAAGAATCTTAATGCATTGGAGACATACTAAAAAAGTTATACCTGATCCTGATAGATACTTTGGATTTGTCTATAAGATAACAAATAAAAAAACAAACAAGGCTTACATAGGTTGTAAACAATATACAATGAAACGTAATGGTAAAAAGGTTGCGTCTAATTGGAAAGAATATATGGGGTCTTCTAAAGCGTTACTAGAAGATATAGAAAAAATAGGGAAGAAGAATTTCTTATTTGAATTTATAGATCAGTACGAAAACAAAAGAACAATGAAGTATTATGAACTTCACTATCAAATAAAGTTAGGAGTTCTTACGAAAGTGGTTGACGGTACTGATTCATTTGCCTATTATAATAATTATGTTGGTGGTCGCTTTACCCGACCCATAAAAGGAGCACTTGATATGGAGGAAATTGATAAAGAAAAACAAATACTTAATAAACAATTATCTAGTTTGAAACTACAACTAAATAGATCACATAAAAGGATAGAGGTTTTGACAAAAGATTTGGAAAAAGCAGCGGGCATGTCAATAGATAAGTCTTGGGAATCTTTAACTAAAAATAACGTGGTAAACTTTGAAGAATATAAACAAAAATTTAAAACAAATAGAGAAGACTATAACGCACTTCATGATTTTATGATTGAGTGTGGCTATGATCCTACAGATTCGGAAGATGTCTCTCAATTCTGGAGCGATGTAGAAGAAGGCAGTACGGGGTATGAGCAATAAAAATCTTTGGCAAAGAGAAAGAAAGCAGTTGTTTAAAGAATTAACATCTCGCTATCAAGAAGAAGGTTATGATGTTAAAACTGCTAAGCGTTTTGCTAAAGAAGAAGTAGAAGAAATAATGGCTGATCAAAATGATTTTCTTACTAACTTACAAAATGATATCGAAGACTATAACTAATGTTCGCAACCCCCCTCTTTTGAGGGGGTTGCTCCCACATGTTTAATACTTGGAACTTAATAGTAATTAAAGATAATAAAGAAAAGATTTTAGAATCTTTTGCTTCATTAGTAGAAGGTACTAATGCTCTTAAATATAGAAAAATACTATGGCATCATCTTGGAGCTAATCCTAAGTTTTCTTACGTGTTACAGAAAGTTATTTTAAAGTGAATTATCCTAAGAAAATATTATCAGTATCAAAAGAAAAGGATAGGCAAGCTCCTATATTTATCTATGAAGAAGGCTTTAAAGATATGGAAAGAGTTATAAAAATTGAAACATTAATATCTATAGAAAGGGAACTAGCCTCGTATAGAAAAAGCATATGCGATGAGATGTTTAAACTTAGCAAAGGAAAGTGGTAATGCCAGAAGGCTGGTTAACAAGGGGTCTATGCCCTGAATGCGGATCAACCAAAGGGAATGTTCAACATAAAGATGGACATTCTTTTTGCTTTTCATGTGAAACTCGTTTTTCTAATAGAGAAGAGAATAAATATATGAACCAAACAAATTATCACAACACACCAAAAACAATAGATACCAAACTTCTTAAAACTGCTGGGTATCTGGCTGCTATTCCAGATAGAAAGCTAACACTAGATACCGTAAAAAAATATAAAACATTTGTTAAGGATACAGGTATTGAAAAACAAAGTCATCATATCTATAAGTACGTTGATGATAAGGGAGAACATATTTCCAGTAAGATTAGAAAAACAAAAGATAAAGCTTTTTGGATAGAAGGAGATATCGGTAAAGCTCTTCTCTTTGGTCAGGATTTATTTCCTAAAGGTGGCAAGTATGTAACCTTATGTGAGGGTGAGATAGATGCCATGAGTGCTTACGAATTACTAGGCTCACAGTGGCCTGTGCTTTCTATTAAGAGTGGCTGTAAGTCAGCGGTTACTAATTGTAAACAATCATTTGATTATTTAAATAGCTTTGATAATATTGTACTTTGTTTTGATAATGATAAGCAGGGTAAAGAAGCTGCTGAAGAAGTTGCTAAGATATTTGAACCTAACAAATGCCGTATTGTTAATCTTGAACTTAAAGATCCTAATGAATACCTGATGTTAAATCAAAGGCAAAAGTATACTAAATCATGGTGGGCAGCAGAGCCTTATACCCCTGCTGGTATTATTAATCTTGATTCATTAGGAGATTCTTTATATGACGAAGACTTCTGTTATACATGTCCCTATCCTTGGCAAGGTTTAAATAAGAAAACATTTGGCATCCGTACTGGAGAGTTAGTTTGTTTCACGTCAGGTGCTGGCATGGGCAAGTCAAGTATCATGCGAGAGCTTATGCATCACATTCTAAAGAACACTGAAGATAATATAGGTGTACTTGCACTGGAAGAAAGTACTAAAAATACTGTGTTTAATATAATGTCTGTTGAAGCTAATGCTCGTCTGTATATCAAAGAAGTAAGAGATACATTTGATAGAGAGCAGTTAAAAGAATGGCAGAAAAATACTATAGGTACTAAAAGATTTTATGCCTTCGATCACTTTGGAAGTATAAGCAATGATGAGATATTAAATCGTATTCGTTTCATGGCAAAGGCTCTTGATACAAAATGGATATTCTTAGATCATTTATCTATTCTAGTATCTGGACAAGAAGATAATGGAGATGAAAGAAAATCTATTGATCTCCTAATGACTAAGTTGCGTTCTCTTGTACAAGAAACAGGGATAGCCTTACTACTTGTCAGCCATCTAAGGCGGCCTATGGGTGATAATGGTCATGAGAATGGTAAGGAGGTTACACTCTCACATCTTCGTGGCTCAGCCAGCATTGCACACCTTAGTGATAGTGTGATAGCTTTAGAAAGAAATCAACAAGCAGATAATGATTTTGAAGCTAACACTACAAAGATCAGAGTCTTAAAGAATAGATATAGGGGGGAGACAGGGATTGCATGTCACTTGCATTATGATACGACAACTGGTAGGATGTCAGAAGTAGACTCTATTAGTGAAGAGGATTTTAATGAATACGACGAAACGCTTTGATAAAGCATTATATAATGTAGCTGATACCACAGCTAAAGGGGCTATCATAAAATGGCTTCAGAAAAATGACTATATTAATATAGATGATAAAGAAACAATGTCTTTTGATATTGTATCTAATCGTCTTCAAGATACAGATGAAGAGCTTATAAACTATTTCTTTGAAGTAGAAATAAAATACTCATGGAAAGGAGAGTGGTCTAAAAACTGGGAAGAAGTACGCATTCCCTATAGAAAACATAAACTAATAGATAGGTGGTTAGCTAAATTTCCATCTGACTTACTAACCTTTGTAATTTTTAGAAATGATTGTCAACAAGCATGGTTTATACCGGGAGATGTTGTGTCTAAAAGTACAGTAAAAGAAGTATCCAATCGGAACGTTAGTAAAGGAGAAAAGTTTTACCACATCAATACTAAAGATGCTAAGTTAGTAACTTTATAATGAAAGCTGTTGTAGATATTGAAACAGATTCACTTGATGCAAAAAGAATTTATTGCATTGTTTCAAAAGATTACGATACAGGAGAAGTTAAAACATGGGTACTAGAAGATTGTAAGAAATTTGTAGAGTGGTCAACTAAAGTAGATCAGTTTATAATGCATAACGGGGTGTCTTTTGATGCCCCGTTTCTTAACAAGTTACTCGGTTGTAATATTAAACCTAAACAAGTTCGAGATACTTTATTAGAATCCCAGCTTTTTAATCCCGTAAGAGAAAGTGGTCATTCACTTGCAGCATGGGGAAATCGTTTAGGCTACAAGAAAGGAGACTTTAATGACTTCGATTCATACAGTGAAGAAATGTTGGAGTATTGTATCCGTGATGCGGAACTTACTTGGAAGCTTGCACATCACCTTGAAAAAGAAGGTAACAACTTTTCAAATAAATCAATAAGACTTGAGCATAGTATTAGAGCAATACTAGATCAACAACAGAAAAATGGTTTTGCTTTTAAAGTACGTGAAGCAAGCATATTATTATCCAAACTTGAAGAAGAAGAAAGAGAACTAGAAGAGAAGGCACAAGAAATATTTCCTCCTCTTGAGCTTACTTTAAAAACAAAAACTAAATACATTCCTTTTAATATAGCAAGCCGTAAACAAATTGCAGAACGGCTTAAAGACAAGGGATGGGAACCTACATTACTTACAGAAAAAGGAAACATAATTGTTAATGAAAAAACTTTAAATACTTGTGAGTTGTCTGAAGCTAAAATGTTTAGTAGATTTTTCTTATTACAAAAACGAACAGGACTTTTAAAATCATGGTTAAAGGCATGTGATAGAGATGATAGGGTAAGAGGAAGAGTACTTACATTAAAGACTATTACTGGAAGAATGGCACACCATAGTCCTAATATGGCACAAGTTCCTGCTGTATATAGTCCTTATGGTAAGGAATGTAGAGATCTATGGACTGTTAGTAATCCAGAAACACATTCCTTAGTAGGCACAGATGCTTCTAGTTTAGAACTACGGTGCCTTGCACACATGATGGGAGATAAAGAGTACATACAAGAAATATTAACAGGTGATATTCATACTGCAAATATGAAACTTATAGGATTACAAAATAGAGATCAGGCCAAAACATTTATCTTTGCATTTTTATATGGGGCTGGTCCTGCTAAAATTGGCAGCATAGTGGGGGCTGATTCATCGGAAGGTATAAAATTAATTGATAGGTTCTTAACTAGACTACCAGCACTCAAAGGATTACGTGACAGGAAACAAAAAGAAGCAGCTAATGGTTGGATCGTAGGACTCGATGGACGTTACTTAAAGATACGACATTCCCATGCTGTTTTAAACACTTGTATTCAAGGCGCAGGTGCGGTAGTATGCAAACAATGGCTTGTATCTATTATAATAAAGGTTAACGAGTCTGGAATAGATGCCAAGTTAGTAGCTTCAATACATGATGAGTATCAGTTTGAAGTTAGTAATAAAGATATCATTCGTTTTTGTGCCATAACTAAAGAAGCTATTCAAGAAACAACAAGGACACTCAGTATGAAATGTGAATTAGATTGTGATTATAAAGTAGGTAAGACATGGGCAACGACACACTAAAAGATAACAGATACAAAAAACTTTATGTTTCAATTATCTTTCAAGCATTAATGGATTTAACAAAACTTAATACTTCCATAACAGATACAAGTATTTCTATTAATAGATCTTCTGCATACTCTTGGTTCTTTACAACGATAGGAGGAACTGCAAAAGACTTTGAAGAAATCTGTGACAATGCTGGACTAGAGCCTACATTTATTAGAAACTTTGCTTATGAAGTTATGGATTCAGGAGAAGATATAGATGTTAAAAAAAGAATCACCCAGTTCTTTACTGAGTGAGAATATGCATGACTTTGTTATGAGAAAAAATAAAGAAGTTACTCAACAGAAAGCTTTAGATAGACAAGTAGGTGGTGAACATTATAAACACTGTGGTATACAACCTGTAGAATATATTAAGGCCAATAACTTAGACTACCTTGAGGGTAATATTGTTAAATATATTACAAGGCACCGTACAAAATCACAAGGTCGAAAAGACATAGAAAAAGTAATACATTACGCACAGTTTATTTTAGAATTTGATTATCCAGAGGGGGAATAGAATGCCACAGTTTAGATCTAATGAAAATCCAATGTTTCGTTCGAAGTTTAGTGAAGATATATTTAAACATAAGTACGCACATCATGGTTGCGAGACATGGGATTCCTTGGCATCGGTCCTTGTTGAGGATGTCTGTCAAGATTTAATGACAGAGGATGAAAAGAATCACCTTAAGTGTCTTATCACAGATCTAAAATTTATTCCGGGAGGACGTTATTTATATTATGCTGGCCGCCCCAATAAGTTTTTTAATAATTGTTATCTTCTTAAAGCAGAGGAAGATACCAGAGAAGATTGGGCAGATATATCTTGGAAGTCTGAGTCGTGTCTGATGACAGGTGGTGGTATTGGTGTAGACTACTCCGTGTATCGTGAGGAGGGACGTATCCTGAATGGTACTGGAGGTCTATCCTCCGGTCCTATACCCAAGATGCTTATGGTAAATGAGATTGGTCGCAGGGTTATGCAGGGGGGTAGTCGCAGGTCTGCTATCTATGCCAGCCTTAACTGGAAACATCCTGATGTGAATAAGTTTCTTTCCTCAAAGAACTGGTACGATATGCCAGTAGGAGCCACAGGATTCTCTATTGGTCAGGTCAAAGAACAAGACTTTAACTTTATTGCACCCCTTGATATGACTAATGTAAGTGTAAACTATGATACGGAGTGGCTGCTTAATTATTGGAAGACAGGAGATACAGGAGATGTTTTCAAAACGAATGTTAGACAAGCACTATCAACAGCAGAACCGGGCTTCTCGTTTAATTTCTTTGAAAAGGAAAATGAAACCCTTCGTAATGCTTGCACGGAGGTTACATCTGAAGATGATTCTGATGTTTGTAATCTTGGCTCTGTTAACATGGGGCGTATTGAAAATCTGTCAGAATTTGCTGATGTAGTTGAACTTGGAACTAAGTTTCTGTTATGTGGTACTCTACGTGCTAAGCTACCCTATGATAAAGTATATAAGACACGGGAAAAGAATCGTAGACTTGGCCTTGGACTGATGGGAATGCATGAGTGGCTTATAAAAGGAGGCGAAAAGTATGAGGTTACAGAAGGACTTCAAAAATGGTTGGCAGTTTATAAAGGAGTTAGCGATAACACTAGCACCAAGTTTTCTGATACTCTTGGCTGTAGCCGTCCTGTTGCTAATCGTGCCATTGCTCCAACTGGATCAATAGGTATCCTTGCCGGTACATCCACAGGCGTTGAGCCTATCTTTGCTGTGGCCTATAAGCGCAGGTATCTTAAGGGTGGTAATCGTTGGCACTACCAATATGTTGTAGATAGTGCAGCACAAGAGATCATTGATCTTTATGGTACTGATCCTGAGAAGATTGAATCAGCACTTGACCTTGCCGAAGACTATAAGAGGCGTATAGCTTTTCAGGCTGGTGTACAGGATTATGTAGACATGTCTATATCTTCAACCATTAACCTTCCGAAGTGGGGGACAAAATTAAACAATGAAGATACTGTGGATGAGTTTGCTGATACTCTTGCTTCTTACGCTCATAGGTTGCGTGGTTTCACCGTGTACCCTGACGGATGTAGGGGAGGACAGCCTCTATCTTCGGTGCCCTATAGTGAGGCTGTAGAGAAGCTGGGAGAAGAGTTTGAAGAAGGACTTGAG